AGTGTTTTGAGACTCCCGCTGGTGGTGACCCAGACATTGACCTTTACTCAGCTACTGAAGCAACAGGTGTAGAAAATGACCCTATTAGCGGCTTGACTGAAACTTTGATTATCAATGGTGGCGATGCTGCTGTAGGTACAAGAACAGCAGGCGGTACTATCGTCGCTGATCAGTATCTTTACTTGGTTGCTGGTGCAGCAACTAATGCTGATTACACCGCTGGTAGGTTGATTATTACAATCTTAGGATATGACGTAGCTACTTAAAGGAGGTAAATCACTATGACCATTAAAGGTTCAGGTAGTGATGTAACATCCAGCTTTATAACTGCTGCGGCTGCAGATCCAAATGGAATATCTACCGCCGCTGCTGTAGCTAATAACGCTGCGCTTGTAATAGGAGGCGCTTTAGCTGCTGCAGGATCTGTTACTTTTGATGCGCCAAGGAACATTACTATTCTTAGTGCTGGTAATGATAGTGGTATATCTTTTACCGCTGTTGGTACAGATGAGACAGGTACTGCAGTTTCAGAGTCTATAACAGGCGCGAATGCTGGTACGGCTACAGGTACACAGCTTTTTGCTACTATAACTTCTATTACAGCGGTAGGTAATCCTGCAGGAAATGTTAGTGCAGGATCAGGTACTAGTTGTTGTGGTGTTATATCTTTGTCTCGTTGTCGTTTGCGCGGCATTTATGTAGTTAATGGTAGCGGGGCAGCAACGATAGTTTTCAGAGAAGGATCTAGCACAGGCTCGATAGTTATGCAGTTTGCGACTGTTGCGGGAGTTACCACTAACTCTTACCCTGACGTTCCAGATGACGGTCTTTTGTTTAAGAACGGAGGGTACGTTACGTTTACTGCTGTTACTGATCTGACGGCAATGACTACGTTCTTCTCATAAGGAACTAGAAAATGGCTACATCAGGAAGTAGAGACTTTGAGCCAGATGTTGCGGAATATATTGAGGAAGCATTTGAACGATGTGGCCTTGAGTTTCGCACAGGTTATGACGGGGTTACCGCAAGGCGATCCCTTAACCTCTTGTTTGCTGATTGGGCAAACAGGGGATTAAACCAATGGACGATAACTAACTCAGCAACTACGCTGACTGAAGCAGATGAGTTTATTGATTTGTCTGCTAGTACAATCGATGTGCTTGATGTTGTTATTAGAAGAACGGTTGGAGGAACTGCTGCTGACATATCTATGGGTCAAGTAGGTAGATCTGAATACTGGAACATTCCAAACAAATCTACGAAAGCTCGTCCTACGCAATGGTTTTTAGATAAGCAAGTTACTCCTCGATTATATATTTGGCCTGCTTCTGAAAACAGTACAGATCAACTAATTATAAATCGTTTGATTCGTATTGAAGATGCAGATGCTAGTGTTAATACTGTAGATATGCCATTCAGATTTTACCCGTGCTTGGCCGCAGGCTTGGCTTATTACATTGGTTTGAAAAGAGCCCCCGATAGAGTCCCAATGTTAAAAGGTATTTACGAAGAAGAGTTTCAAAGAGCAGCAGATCAAGATAGCGGCACAGCTTCTTTAAAAATTGCTCCAGGGCTGTTCTCTATTAGGAGGGCGTGATGGCTTATGCTTCTGGCAAACACGCTCTTGCCATATGTGATAGATGTGGCTTCTCAAAAAAATACTCTAAGTTAATAAAAGAATGGACCGGGTTTAGGGTTTGTTCTGAGTGCTATGAGCCAAAAAATCCACAACTAAAGTCTCCTAAAAATATCGCAGACCCAGAAGCTTTAAAATACCCTAGACCTCAGATAGGCTTAGAAGAGCAAAGAAACATTCAGTGGGGTTTTGATCCGGTTGGATTTATGGGAGATGAGGCTTTAACGCCAAACCCTTTGCGCGGTAATGGAGGAGTTGGTCAGGTTGAGGTAACCACAACATGAGTTTTACTTACGCTACTTTAAAAACAGCAATACAAAATTATTGTGAAACTGCAGAGACTACGTTTGTCGCTACGCTTCCTACTTTTATAAAAGAAGCTGAAGAAAGAATACTGAAGAATGTTGAGATGCCAGTATTCAGAAAAAATCAAACAGGTCAGATAGCGTCTGGAAATATTTACTTACAAACACCAGATGATTTTTTATCGCCATATAGTCTTGCTGTATCTTCTAACGATATTTACTCATACTTATTGTTTAAGCATGTTTCTTTTATTAGAGACTATTCTCCAAACCCAGAAACTACTGGGCTGCCTAAATACTACGCTGTATTTGATGACGATAGCTTTATTATGGCTCCATCTTCAAATGGCACATATACTGTTGAGTTGCATTACAAATATCGTCCAGCATCATTATCTGCTGGAGCCGATAGCGGTACAACCTGGCTGTCTACTAACGCACCAGATGCCTTGCTTTACGGATCTCTAGTAGAGGCAGCGACATTCTTAAAAACGCCTGAAGAAACGGCTCTTTATCAACAGCGTTTTGATATGGCAATACAAGGCTTAAAGAAACTTGGTGAAGGCTACGGCGCAAGGGATGAATTTAGATATGATATTGCTAAGGGGTAAGCATGTTTGATATGGAAGTAAAGATGTCTTCAGGAGACATTAATGTTCAGACAACATCTGAAAGAGGTCACACTCCAGAAGAGTTGTCAGCTAACGCTGTAGCTAAGATAATTAATATATCTGAAACTGCAGACCCGATTATAAAACATCAGGCTGAAGCGTTTAGAGAAAGAATGTTTCATGTAATTGTTCACGCTTTAAATCAAGGTATTAAGAGCGATAGAACTACACTTTATAATGAATTTAAAAAACAAGGTCACGATGATGTGGCTGAAATACTGAGGAAACTCTAATGGCTATTACTCAAGCAATGTCTACGTCCTTTAAGAAGGAGCTTCTTCAGGGAGTGCATAACTTTACAAGCGGATCTGGAGGGGGAACGACCACTTCTACAGGTTCTGGAAACACATTTAAGCTTGCTCTATATACTAGTAGCGCATCTCTTGGTGCAACAACTACTATCTTTACTACGAGCAATCAAGTGTCTGGCACAGGATACAGTAGCGGAGGGGCAAATTTAACTAATGTAACTCCAACCGCATCTGGTACTACTGCGCTAACAGACTTTGCTGACTTGACGTTTTCAAGCTCAAGCATTACGGCTAGAGGAGCCATGATATATAACTCTTCTACTACCGCAGGAACTGCAAATCGAACTGTATTAATTCTAAATTTTGGATCAGACAAAGCCTCTTCATCTGGAGACTTTACAATATCTTTTCCAACAGCAGATGCCAGCAGCGCGATAATTAGGATTGCCTAAAAATGGCTGATGTAACCATATCGTTTACGGGCTATAACAGTATAACCCAAACGTACAATGCGGGTGGTTACAATCAGGATTTAGCTTTTCCTGCTCTCGCAAGTGCTGTAGGGTCTACTAGTTATATAGGCGATATTACTGTAAATCTTACAGGAATATCTGCTGGTGCAACTGCAGGTAATACTTCAGAAGACGCTGGAGGCGGAATATCAATAGGTGTCACAGGTCTTGAATTAACAGGATTTGTTGGTGGAGTGAACCTGTGGAGTCCAGTTAATCCAGGGATAAATACTATTTGGACAGAAATAGCGGCGTAAAATTATGACTGCAACATATGTAAATAATCTAAGAGTCGCAGAGCCAGCAGATGGCGATGCGAACTGGGGAACTACAACCAACGCTTCTTTAGAAATTATAGGAGAGGCTTTAGGTATTGGTTCTGAAGGGATAACAACCAACGCAGATACGCATACCTCTACAGTAGCGGATGGCGCTTCAGATCAAGCAAGAGCGTTTCACCTTAAATATACAGGCACACTAGATTCAGCCTGTACTATTACTATTGCACCAAACACAATGAAGCGGGTTCAAATAATAGAAAACGCTACAAGTGGTGGGCATTCTATTATTATCAGCCAAGGTAGTGGCGCAAATGTCACGATCTTAAACGGCACAAAGAAGATAATTTATCTTGATGGTGCTGGTTCTGGCGCAGCGGTTGTTGATGTAACAACAGCATCCTTTGGATCTCAGGCGTTTTATGTACCTGCTGGATCTACAGGCAACAGACCCACAGGTGTAGCAGGAGCTTTTAGGTACAACTCTACAACATCAGAGTTTGAGGGATATACTTCTGCCTGGGGATCTATTGGTGGGTCAGGAGCAACCAACGTATCGCTGACAGAAGCTACAGGTAATGGCAGCACGACTGCCTTTACTTTGTCCACAGCCCCCGGCACTGAAAACAATACACAGGTATTTTTAGATGGTGTGTACCAAGAGAAAGGTACTTACGCTGTAAGTGGTTCAACGCTTACTTTTTCTACTGCACCTCCTAATGGGACAAGTATTGAAGTCACAGGATTTACAGAGTCTTCAGTAGGCACTCCCGGCGATGGCACTGTAACTTTAGCTAAGATGGCGGCTAATAGTGTAGACAGCCCACAGTATGTAGATGGGTCAATAGACCTAGTTCATATGAGCGCGAACAGCGTAGATAGTGATCAATATGTGGACGGG